GGACTCAAAGGTGTCCTATTACCCTTTAGGTCTGTTGACCTACACGGGCCCGCTCCTCATCACGAGGAGCGGGATGGTGTCCGGCGAACAGTACGACGTGGGCCATTCACTGGCAACACGTCGCTTGTTCATGCTAAAATGCCACCGCCCTTTGGCGGTGACATCGAACGCACCCGACGCTACAGGAACCACCTTGCGGTAGTCCTCATAGTTCGGACCAAGTACTTCCCTTAGAGGGGCCATAAGCTTACGAAAGTGAAGCTCGTTGCCCTTCAAAGGAACGCAGCGCTTAGAAAGCGCTGAGTAGTGAAAGACACTCCCGTAAAACGGGGCGTCCTTGCAGGTACCATGCAGGTAAGTACCAACCTCTGTATCGGAAGGAGGGCCCCAAAGTCGATAAGACTTTGGGATCCAACTAATGATCATCTGGTTGGTGAGTGGCAACGCGTCCATGGATTCACATCCATATACGTGCTGACACGCCCACCTGTTTAGCAGATTTCGCAGGGCGAAAAGCCCAACGACGTCTTCAGGTACCTCATCTAAGTACACGGGTCTTACGTTTCTACCGTGAACCCAGTCAGAGCCGCAGGATTCTTTCACCGGACCGTCTATAAAAGACTTTTCGGTGTTAATAGTGAATCCACACTCTTCGAGCATCGTAGCTAGGTACGGGGCAACAACCTCAGGAACAATAATGTCGTCTCCATAGACGGCAGTAAAATCCCTGGGCCACTTGCCTAGTATCCTGTTACACACTCCAAAAGCAATTGCGGCAAAGATAAGGGACTCAATCGCGAACGTCGCGCCATTTCCCATCGAGGAGAGCTTTGAGTATCTAACTCGCTCGCCCGACGGTAGGACCCCTGACGGGGACCGGATGGCACAGACGTACTCGAACCACTCAGGAGGTAACAGAATCTTTGCAATACGCAACGAGACTGTATCTGAGGCGTTGGAGAGATCCAACGTCGCAGGCGCCCACATATCACTACGTAGGCTGCCCTCTTTAGCTAAACGCATGTTCCGGAACTGATTGTCTAAGTCTATTCCCCACCGTTTCAAACGGCGGCGGATGTGACCGTCGACTCCTAGTTGCAGCATCATGTTTAGCGTAGGTTCGACCGCAATAGGCCTGTCTTTGCGACAGTCCTTTGGGACGGTAGTAATCCGGTTACCGGGAACGTCAGTGAGCACATTTGTAAAGAAGGTGTCCCAATCGATAAGCTCCCACGGCTTTATGCCGTAGTGCCGACGATAAGAATCTTCTAGTGCTCCCATCCAACGTTCATCGGATCGGATTAAGCGTTCAGCATGCCCCCGAGCAGCCGTGGTAACGTGATAGGGCCACTGACCGTATTTGTAATACGAGCAGTCTTGCCCCTTTGACGTACCAGTTGAGCTGCCGGGTCCATGGCGACACCAGTCGGACACCTTTTCGTAAGAAAAGTTGCCCAACACTCTGCCTACAAACGTCTGGGCGTCTATAAAGATTGGGTGTAGAACACCTTCCTCTATATATAGGCACTTGTGCCCCCTCCTGTTAAAGAGAGAGCACTGACGTTCGCCTTCGCGCACAGCGCGGAGGGCGGCATCGACACGTTCCTGGGAGTTACCCTCGAAAGGGTATTTCTTCAGAAACGCTCCAAGTAGAATCTTGACCTCCTTAAATAAGGTGGACGGATTCCCTGACCGAAACATACACTGTAAGTTCCAGTCAGACGCAAGCGCCATTAGACTATCCACGTCTCGAGACCTAACAACAGTCTCTACGCGTGAACGGTCCTCTGGTGAAACGTACTCGGAGAGATCCATAAGGATGGACCCCAATAGCTTCCAAGGAAGATCCTTGGGAAGCCTTAAGGACGAAGCCTCTTCATGAGGCCTTTTCCTCTTGGTCCGGGCTTTCTGCCGGGACCTCTTGCGGATAGGTGTCTGGTTTCGCACTAGACATCCTTTCAGATTTCGCAAAGTTTAGCCGAAATAGCCCGTGGATGTGGATCGGAATAAACCGTAACCACTTCACACAGGCATTCAACCTTAACCGTATAGCGATGCTTAGATTAACAAGCACTACTAAATGGCGAGGTATTTCAGCGACTTCGTGATCTCCCACCGCATGAGGCCGGCATGAGCACCCTCATTGAGAGCCTCAGCGCTCAAGCACGCGGTTGCGATTTTACGCAACAGTGCTCGGCACTGGGCCTCCGTGAGACCTTCCGGAATGGCAAATGAAACCTGCGTTATAGCAGGCCTAACCACGTCGTTACCCTCAGCATCCGAGACTGTGAAGTCATCGGTAAATTTGAGGGCAAACCGTCGCGTCCCCAGGTTGTTACCTGAGGGGGTGGACGGAGTCCGATACAGATCCATGGTATGACGTTCAGTCGTACTGTGGTTGTCCGCATCGATGTACGTGGCCTTGCCACTTTGGCTCTTGTCGTGTTCCACGAACGTCAAGTCCGTGTCCGCCGACTCGTATGAGCTGGCGTCGACTGTCAGTGTGTCTGGAAGTGCCATGAGTTCATGACCTTTCTTTTGTTAGCTGCGCTTACCAGCGTACTCTAATTAAAGAGAACACGAATAAGGGCAAGCAAATCCGCCACTTTACCTACGCTAAGACGTATGTCGAAGCTAGGAATAGGTGAAAGTGACATCTCTGGTATCCGCTCCTTGTATAAAGTTTTCTTTATACGCGGTTTGGACTTCACCAGTGTGTTCGAGGGATCCCCGTAACAGGAACAGACGTATTTGCCTGAACCATAACCGGGATTTACCCCCTCTTGCACAAAGCTAGTCACTTCAGTGGTTTGCAGCTGTTCGGAAACAACTGAGACCCATGAAGCTAGTGGACTGACGTCCACTCGCGGCGTCAACGCCTGTAGCCAGTTAGCAGTATTCAGGAACCAGTCCACCACAAAGGAGTAAGGTATTAACTCCCAAACGGTAGGCAGGATCTGATCAACGGACAGCCCGAAGGCGTCCGGTATACTGATATCTTGGAGCTCTCGTTCAACGAGTACGCCGGCACGACAGGACACCTCTGATGAGGACCTACGTGTTGCGGCGACTTGTATAGGGTACTCTGCAGAACCAGCATTCCACGAGGTTGTTGAAACCTCGTCGTCTGCGACGGTCTTACTGAATCCCCTATACGTAGTTCTCGGTGTTGTACCGACAGCCTTAATGGCGTCAATAGCACTGAGGACCTCGTAAAACAAGGGTCGTAGCCCATACCTGTACTGTAACCATAATTCGGATGCTGTTTTCGAAACAGCTACCGACTTACGGGCAGCACGGATAAGGCTACCTACTTTTCGCCACCTTCCTACGCAGAGAAACATAAGGTCACGTAACGTGCCTAGTGTCTCCCTTAGCTCACCAAGGAATACTAAACCTTGGAACGGGTGCTCGGAAACCTTAGCCCATGCCTCAGCTAATGCGAGATTCTTTACAGAATCCACATCGGCCGAAGGACAGGTTAGGAAACCAGGCATCCCAGCTATGTCGTCGTAACCAATCGCTTGACCCAAATTATCGTAACGATAATGAGTGCCGTGATTGAAACTACGAAAGTAGTAGGTGAGGTTCCGGAGCAAGTAACCTTCGCCTTCGCTCGTGAGCGTTCGGTCCATGGGATTATTAATTATTCTCCCTTTGGACGACAGCTTCTTAAAGCTAGGCGTGACAATATCGTTCATCACGATATCGCCCGACTGAACCGTTTCTGACCAGTCATAGTCATCAACGGTATAAGTTGGGTCGCCGGAGCTGGGTATAGTCGTAACGACTCTTTCCCAAGTTCCGCTGTCAGTTACCTCCTCTATGGACTGTTGACGTGTACGCATAGGACGCTCCTTACGCGACCCCACATAGTGTGGAGTCGAATAGGGGGTCATCTATGCACTCCGTACAAGTACTTGGCTGGCATAGTATCGAACTATACCAGTCGCTCGGTTAGGCTCCTTATGGACCCTAATCGACAGGCAAGTAGAAGGATCACCCTCCTACATCTCACTCCCTAG